GTCTGATCATCAGTTCTTCTTATCGTACGACTTCTTCTTTTCTTTGCTAGTTGAAGAGACACGATGATCTTAACTAAGAGATTGGCCAGTCCCTTAGTTAGTAGGAGTTGGAACGACAGTAGTATAACAGTTACTTTACTTAACTTCATCAATAGTAAGTGTTTCCTCGTCGCCCAACTGGTCATTGAGTCCTTTGCGGTGTTTCTTCTTCTTTTTGGGGACTCTAGACAATCCTGGGGTCCTTGGGATAATCCAGGGACCTTCAAGATTTTATACCTCTTCCTGTTCTTAAACTAAGTCTGTGTACATATCTACATAATATCCGGAATTTTATTAATCACATTCTATCATATTTCCTAAAGATACTAAGAGATTTTATAGGATGTTGAGGTAATCTGTCTTGGGTATCATTGCTGGTGTTTGGCAATCTTCTGTTGAATCGGTATCAGAGTCGCTATCCTCACTTTTGGGCTTCTTTTTCTTTCCCATAACTAAGGGTAACAATTCCTTACCATAGTCTACTAATGTTGAAAATTTGTCTGCGTGCTTGAAGATGCCACCAGTCATACCTGCAAGAGATTTGACTGCTCCAAAGATATCACCTGCGCCTATTGCTTATTTTATCATCTTCTTAATCATTCCTTCTTCTTTTGTATGTGGCTCAGGCAATTCATTGTTGTGTACCATGCTTGGTTATGGATTTGACATGTCTACGCCTTAAGCTTCTTCTAGTCCTGGCTCAAGTACTCTAAAAAGGTTATTGGCTATTGGATCGTTATAATTTGGCCAGAAAGCTAGATTCCCTCTCACTTCTCCTTAAAGCGAGTATGTCAAGAGCTATGTATTAGTTGAGACTATACTTTAAGCAGCATGTTGGACTACGGCATAATGAACCATTTCCGATGCAATGGGTGATTCGTCAATGTCGTCATTATACTAGTAGCCACTATATAACAAATCATTATTAATTATAGCACTCTAACAATGAAATGTGTCATAGTGCATTTGGGTATGCAACGAACAAGTAATAAGATTTCGCACAGAGAACCAAGTTGGATTGGTTAGTAATGGTTAGTAGTCACTGGGTATAGCTTTTCCCATTTAACCTAATGAGAAACTACCTTGCCATACTTAACCAATAAAATTGGCGTCTGGAACAACGAACTTGTAGTCTACTACAGCACTCCACACGAAACCTCCTGCTGAAAAGGAAGAAGCGTTGGATTAATATACTTATTCCATTGTCCATGCGCCATTGGCAGCGTTGTTAAAAAGAGATTTGTTAATGAATTTCTTCTCAACATCCGCGCCCTTCACTTAAGTGACAACAAGCCCTCCCAATCTGGAAGATTTTGGGATAGCCCAAGTGCCAGCTCCAGTGCCCTTGAACTTAGTCATGGTAGGACACCATAGAATGACAACATATTCTGATTCCTAGTCACCTAGTGGAAAATAAGATCCTACTTAACCATACTATGCCGCTTTTGCTACTGTCTATCCTAATGCGAAACATGTAGATGGTTAAGAAGGAACATTCATACCTGCAACCAAAGGTGCGTTAAGGGTGCCGGGACATATCTTCTGAGTCTAACAAACGTCCCAAGCTGAACAAATTTCCTTATAGGAAGGCTACTCATATCTAGATCCCTCGAACACAGGTCTTATTGTTTTCAAATTTTCCTATATACCTCTTTCAAACCTGTGCCCTCCTGGGTTGGTCCATTCACTATTACCTAACATGCGAACCTTAGCATTATTATTAAACTTAAACTTCTTACCCTTTTGCTTAAAGTTCGCAAATACTTTCTTATTGGTCTAAATGTTCTTCTTTTAGTTAATAGTGAAATTCTACTTCCCAGAAGTTTTGAAACTGGGTCTTCTACTTTTGCGGGATTTCATGCTTCCAACTGAACTTGCTCTGGAAACTCCGCGGGATTTGCTCCTGGATCTAGAAGAGGCTAGTGATCTTGATCTAATGGTTCTCTTATTCATGTTATTAGGCTTTGAATTCCCAGGCCTATTGAAGCTGACGTTAGCACGAATAATATTATTAGACTTATGATCATAAGTATAGCCCTTTGGTACAGTTATGATTTATTTTTTAGATTGAGTTCTGCGGTTCATTTTTAGTGCGAAACACTAGTGGATTTATAGTATACGGCCCATAAATCAAGCGCCATTTGGACAGCATGCTGATGTTTACTGACACATGAGATTCTCTAATGGAATAGTTCTCCCCGGCTTGTACTGTTATATACATGCTTCAATGCCTTCCGGGGTCATTTCAAGATGGTTGGACTCACAGTTCTAATCAAATAATTCCAGTCCATCCCATCCTTCAGGTGTATCGAAATGATTCTCTTATGCTCTTATTTTATACCATCTTTCTCTATCTAAGAGTTTGATCTATTCCATATCTATACTGTGATGTTCTAAATTGGCATACCTATATTTTATATACTCTTAAACAACTGGATGATAGGTATGTCCGGCTTCTAACTATCTAGTGACAGTATAATTTATTAATTCTGGGTTAGTTCGTCCTACATCTGATCCTGTCACGTTCCCACCTTGAAGTATACGGTCTATTTGGCGGGATAATAATATCCTATATTCGTCCACAAAGATGTCTTTTGACAAGAAAGACATCTTATTGTTAGAAGCAATCACTTCTTTTAGAATGTATCCGAGACCATTTATCTAATCTGAGTTATTCACCTGGGTCAATGCAGATATATTCTGTAAGAAAGGGCCGGAGCTTCTCGCAGTTATCTCTACATTTCCGTCGTCTCCGGATACTAGAGAATAACACTAGTCCGTATCCTGGCAGAATTTCGTGCCAGGTATTTAGCTATAAGTAACTACCACTTTCTCTTTTTCTTCATAGTCAGTAATAGTAACATCTCGACCTCCAAGGCTACAATCAAACTTAGTAGGTACTGAAATTTACTATATATCCACATGTTGATTTATTTGTGCTGCATAAGCTAAGCTCAATATACATAGTGAATTACTATATGTAGTCATCGGTCCAAATCCTGATAAAACAACTCCAGAGATGGTTCCCTCTATCATAGGGATTCGCTTTCCATATTCCATCTCGGTATAATACATTACAAACTTAAATTTGACTTGAACTGCTGCCTCGCATATAGTAATACAGTCACCATATGAAAAAATATCTCCTGCGTGATTATGCAAAAGTTCCACTCCGACAGATTTTATTATCTCCCGAAATAGTCTTAACCATCGGTTTGACATCGCTGAATCATGTTAAGAACCATCCCAAGATATTATCACAGGGTCTTTTATTGTTCTATATTTATCGTGTATCTTATCACAGAGTTCTCCTGCATTTAACCCCTGAACAAATCCTGGTTCGATGTCATGTGTGTATTATATAAGAAGATAGTTCAAATATCCTACAATAGCCTTAACTCCTGAGGAAGGATTCCAAATTAACCTCCCCCGCACATCATCGTCTTTACAAAATTGTGCCTCAAGAGACTTCTAGAACGCTTCTACTTTCAAATCTATTTTCCCTGTTTCTAGAAACTCCTTCAGCGCAACTGTATATAGTTCTCTTTTCTTTGGCTCAAATTTATCTATCCACTCATGTATTGTAAGGCATTTGACACTACCATTGGCCATTTGCGACTTAATCCCGTTACTGTGCTTTTCAATCATACCGTTTTGAACTTTCCTAAGCAAACGTTAACCCAGGTCTGCCATCTTTGCTTTGAATCCTAGCATACGTGATTTGAAGGCTTAATATTAAGTTTAGTCGTCTAGGTTAGCGTACTTAGGTTTTAACACTGAGAATTTTTCAACATCCATTCCTATATTGTATACACGTCTCTACATTTTCTTTTATTCACTTTAGCTTTCTTTCAAATACTACTCAAACTTTCCCATAGAAAGCTTAACTCCATCCCGTGTATAACAAGTAAACTAAGCATTGGAATTGATGCTGGTTACACGTTTTTTCTTTGAATATGGTTGAGAGAAGTCTTTCAACTTGAATGATTTTGCTCGTGATGGCATAAACCCGGATTGGTTATCAGATAGGTTGGGGTTTATACTACATTTGGCTTTCTCTAATTATTTCTTATCTTTCTATTTCTTTATCTGTGCACGAGCTAACTTATCCTCTTCATAAAAATCTTTGGGTTGAACATACTTTTCACCATATTCATTCGATTTGGGTATTTCAATAAGTACGTGTGTTGAAGGATAATTACTTTTTTCGTTCTTGTCTAGTAATGGTTCCTCTAAGGGGCTTTTCGTTTTAGTCAGGTGATGCGCAACACGCACACCACCGGTTGGAAGGGACTTAGGATCGCCTGCGTGAATTGAGGTCTAATGTTTATCTTATTTCGTGAAATAGATGTCGTCCTGCTCCTTATCCGAAAGAGTGTATATATGCTTCTTATCAAGCTCTTTCTACAGTAGACATCTATTCCCCTCCTTCCTACAGACGGTGGATGCCAGTAATTAAGGTTAGGATTCTTCTATGTCCTTAATGATAGCGGGATTTTCAGGAGTAAATATAGTCTTCTAAAATTTTACAGGTTTATTCTCCTATTCATCATTGTCATCATTTTGCTATATCTACTTCTTGTAACGCTCTATGAGAGCTCCTTATTTACCTGGCAGTCCAATACTTTCTCCGTATCCTCCTATTAAAGGCTTCTAGTAATCGTATTTTGGAGTGAATACGGTATTTTGTGTATTGGAATGGGCTCCTGCATAATTCTGCTCCTACTTTGGCTTTTTTACCAATATTGGGGACTCGTCCTTCCTGAAGAGATACATATTTGGTTCGTCATCTTGGTCATCTTTATTCTCCTCAGTATCTGTTTAAAATGAAGGAATCTCTCGCATTTTCTATTCCTTATTATAATATTCAACCAAATGAGTAATTTGTTATACTTTCTACATACCCTCCTTAGTCTTTGGGATGCAGAGTAGTTAATTAGTATCACTGTAATCGGTGGTTGGACTATCCTTTCTCATCTTAATTCTCTTTTTCCTTATGAGATTCTTTCTATTTCTCTTAAACCACTCTTATTGGAACTACTCCGCTACCCCCATTATTTTCTTCAGTATATCATCTATTGTTTTAACGCGTAATGGGTTTGGTATGTAATCACAATCATGCTTATATTAGAGTTATAACCCACCTGGTCCTAAATCAACTCTCCTTGCCTCCCCTAAACTGGCATTAGCTGTAAGTGCTTTAGTCTAAAACTCTCCAATCAATATACTTGCAGCTTCTCTGTGGTGTAATTATGCTTCCCATATTTTCCAAAAAGGTAAATCCCGTACGTGGTGTACCGCAGCTATTAGGCCGTCATGTTTATTATATTTTCCGATTACTGGTAAGCCTAATTCTGTGGCATTATTTTTAAAATATAATACATTGAGATAATATAACCTAAACAACTGTCTCTCAATGCAAAGTCCGCACTCTTTCCCTTCTTCACCAATACAGGTAGGTACAACTTCCCTTTTTCCACCATCCTCTTCGTCATTCAATTCCGTGTTAATTTCACCTCCAACAAAGATCTTTTCACCATAGTAATCCCATGTCCTTCCTATCTTTGTATCCTTCGTTTTCCTTAGGGAACATTTATTGTAATCGTAAGTAATATCTGGGTCAATTGGATTTTTCAAGTATTCTAACACACTAGGGTCATCAAAGTCCTAATCAAGTTTGGTGAGGAATTTTTTCCACTACTTCTTTTTAAATGAGAATGGGTGAGGTGTTGTCTTCTTATCTCTTTTGTATATTTTTATTCTCCTCAATGATAATCGCCCATTCTTAGAATTTAAAAAGTTCCACTTATCACCCTCGAAATACCCTAAGCTATAATGATATGTGGTTTATTCTTCTCTATATACTTACACTTCACATTTACCACATTTTTGAGTCTATTAGTTTAAATTTAGCTTAGCGCATTCTAAACACTCTTCATCATCGCCGAATATATCTTCAGGCGGTATATATACAGAGTGATAATTATAACCTGATCCTCCTTCACAAACAAACTTGACTTTCTTCTCTATATTATCGAGATTAAATCTGGTCCTTTTTCCCGACAAAGGTAAGAATGATTCTGATTCCGCGTCATAACAATCAATTCTTCTGTTTCTTAGTATAGATTTTCTTCCTGGTATAATTGGTTTTTTGAATGATTGCCATAACGCCTCTTAGACACCAGTATCATTCTTTAATTAAAGGGATGTGAGATCATCGAAGCTATTACGTCTATTCATCTTCTATTTGGCTTCTTCGGTGATATCAAAATATTATAAGGCATTATCTAAAATTATTTACCCGAGGCCGCGTATTTCTTCTTTAGTATTCTTTGGCTTCGCAATTCCTCGGTTTTAATGTGCTTCTCTTCTCTCTTCTGCTGCTTATAATATTAAATCCCTTTTTTGTGGATCGACTGGTTTACTAGGTGGTTTATCCTCATCTTCAGGTCCGCCTGTATCATCATTAAGTAATGGCTCGCCTGTTTTATCTGGGCTAGGTGGAGGAGTATTTCCACTTAGCTCTACATAAACGCCTTTCTCATCAATTTTTCGTTCTCGCTAAATAAGAGGAGCTTTCAGTGCTGGGTTTGGCTTATAATCATTATATGCTCTCTCTTACCATTAAGAGTCTAATCTCTTCTATTTATACGCTAATCGTAACTCTTAATCTTCTTTTCTCGCTTATGTAGATTTCTCTTCTAGGGTCTCCATTTCCTCAAATCCAATAGGTAATTAATTTACTTCATATATATAATACCCTAGGTTGGACATCCATATATGTACTCTAGATGCCACCCACTTAGTAAAACAATTTTTTGCTCGTCTTGATCCATCGGCTACTTTGGCATAGCGCTACTTCATCAGTTTCTTTTAACCAGATGTTAATCCCTCTAATGTTCTTGCTGTTGATGTGTATATCCATTTCCTATCTTCTGTGATTCCAGGATACTTTAAGTGTCTAGCTTAAAGTTCATCACACTATATTTTTGTTTCCCAATCTGCTACAGGTCGTCTAAAAGGAATATATATTTTTACAAAGTGAAGTAACCAAATGGCCATGGTGACAAATACATGAATAAAGAAATTATTGATTTTTTGTGCACGTATATAGTATCTGCCAACAAAACCATCTGCGTCCCAATCCCAGTAATCTTGAGCTATATTATTAGCCTTATATAATAGGAATTTCATTTCTCTCCAATGATTAATTTTGGGGTCAGCTTTCGGCTCATAATATAATTTGAATATCTCTTACATTTTTAACTTATACCATCTTATCTCTTACTCAAGATATTATTATTCTAATACTAATAATGCATTTGGCACTAATCCATTAACCATCGATAATAATTCTGCATTACTATAATCTGGGAATATAGATTCTTATTTATTTCTATATTAGATAAATCGGACTATATCACTTGCTAAACTTTATTTCTCCATTTTTGTTGAGAGTCTTTATTAATTTTAAATTACATACTCATAAGTGGATTCCTCTATCTCTATCTGGCTTCTCATATTCTACGGTGTTAAGGGTGCAGCCAAGAATCCACCTTATTTTAAGGTTATTTCTCCTCCATAAACTGCGGAGGATTTTCCTGTTCGAACTGACCAATAAACCTTAAAATACAATCCTTTCCAAGTAAATGCGCTACGTGAGGCTACCGATATACCGCTCGGTATTTCATGAGCATATTCTGTTTGCGAACCTCGTGTGGTCATTGTAACAAAATGAGCATTTAAGATTTTATTATAGGATACTCTAAATGACCCTTCATTATCATAGAAGTTACCAGAAGTTGGATGATAAGATGTGGAATTAAAAACATTCATACTGAATCCAACTTTAGTAACATTCCCTTCATACAATCGCGCATGTATGTAATTTTAGACTCCTGGATAATAAATACTATCTACTGAAACTAAATATTTTCCTTGTATATTACCTATAAGATTAGGGTTATTTTTATCTTTCATAGATCGGATATAACAGGGTTTTGGCAGGTTTGTTTGCGTTATAACATCTTATTCTCCATCAAACAACTAACATACATCTAACTTTTGACTAATAGTTTTTTCATTCCCTTTGTGAGGAACAAGGGCTAATTATTATTTCTTTTCAACACAGGAATCACTCGGGAATAGTTTATCATAAAGTAATTTCTTAATAGTGTGTCCGTCCGAGTGTTCGTTAGCTCCCTTATCCCCTATCTTTTCTTCTTCGTTCGTCTATATCTAATAAAACAAAGGAAATGTAGTAGGTTTATCATCATATCCATTCACTTCCTATAGTACATGTACAATATGTGCTTAACCTCCTGGGATAGTAGAATATCCCTTGGGCAATATTGGCCCGTTTTTGCGTTGTAATTCTGTTCCATAATAATAAGTATTAGAAAAGGAGGTTAATAAGGATTAATCATCATCTCTTGCATCAGGATTTAATGTAGTCTTATGTATTGTAGTAGCTCCTGATTAACGGCCTATTTATAAACAGTGTTTTAAGTAAGTATTATCGAGATCACTGTCTTTAGGTCTATATGAGATGCATGGGAATTTACCCATAGTGGGTACGAGGTTAATCATCTTTGGGGTTCTTCCACCAATATCTTCCCAACAGGCATCAGCTACATCAGCCATACTTTCTGCCATTCTCCATAGCATAAGTACCGTTATAGCATCCATACATGTAGACATGCCAGGGTGGCCTTTTTATCCTTTAAATGATCTACTAACATGCCACTCATCACCTTTCTTATCTTTTACTTTCTGCACTCCTAGTTTCGCTAAATCTTCAAAATCTTCTTTCACACTAGTAGGCATGTCATACAGTTCTATCAAATTAGGCAAAACCATCGCTAGGAATTCATTACCATACCTATACTCAAGTTTAAAGGACTTAAACTGCTCATATGATGATCCCCTCCATACATTAAATGGTATCGGCATAGGAAAGTATAGAGAGGCCCAATGTTGCCTATAAGAATCACTACTATAATGGCGATCTTAACCGTCTATCTTAAAATATGTTGAGAGTTTGAATGACTGTTATTCTAAATGCTTTTCTTATACCTTCTTGTTATAAGCTTCCTCATCAAACCTATACTTCTTGTCTATATTATCACTCTCTTTATTAGACACAACATTAACAACTGTCCATCTTCCATAATTATCCTTTGCGTCGTAATCTGGGTATAATTTCTTACTATCTGCGGTTATCATCTTCTTCATCTCCGACGGTTCTTACATTAACTCCTCTAATGCTTCTCTCTACGATGAATGTAATCCAAACGTCGAAGCAGCATAATTACGACACCAACTCACTGGGATTCCCTCGTTTAGATATGGGCGAGGGTGAGCACCTTTTCGTGTCTAATAACTTGGTGAGTAAGTTATAACTTATTTAACAGCATTCACTTTAGATCTTTTATAATAATGATTAATGAAAAATATCATTCCAGGGTGTGATGGCTACATATGGGTTATGGGCACGTCCTTTTCTTAACCATATATATTTGTTTAATAATTTTCAGCTTGTGTTAATTTTATTCTTATCTATGTCACAAGGTTTAACCCAGAGAATAAAGATTGGTTTGGTAAAATCATTACCCAATGATCATAATCTTTATTGTTAAGGTGTATAAAAAGCTAAGATATCTTTCCCTTAGCTCTGTAAACCAACCTATAGTCCTCTGGTCGTTTTGAGGTATACCCACCTGAGTTATTATATCTCAAGATGGGCACACAACAAGCTATCATAATATCCGTGATAAGATCTGTAGAGATCCTCAGGGATTCATGCCCTATATGGTGTATAAGTACTTTCTTATCTAAATTTATATCGCGATGGAGGCCTTATACTACTTATAAGCCTGATTTATCCTCGTCTATTGTACTGTAGGTTAACTTATTTCTTATGATGATAATAGCTGAATTAGCTCTTTTTATCTCCTCTTAGGTAACATATGCTTAGTCAAAATTAGGTTCTCCTTTAGCAAGCATTCCTGCAATTCCCTACAACAAATCTTCAGCAGACTCCATGTCCTCAGGGTGTTAGATACACTTGAAATAACTTCCGTAAAGTGTTAAAGATTACGTTCCATAGCATGCAAATAAAGGCATCACCCAACAAAGGGAGACACCATCGGGACTGCTAACTCCAATAGCGTCCAATCTATTCCAATTGTTAGATAACTTGTAGTCACCTAACTTTTGCATAATCTTGTAAGATCTTTTCTTCTCAAACTTTATACCAACATTAAAAAACTATTCTACAACTCTCTCTTACAAGTCCTTTTCAACCGGTGGTGTACGTCTTGCACACCACTCGACTTAGAAAAGTCAATTACTATCCAACGGAACGTTCTGAACCCGTAGGTTCTCATTAAAATAGGGCTCATAAACTAGCGGATTTATGAGGTCCCATTTGCTTCTCTCTTTTTATTATTTTTATTCCATAAAATAACAGAAAACTG